CCAATTAATACCTGGGATTATGCTTATCAGCTTCCGGCTGATTATATTATTGCAACATCAGTTTATCCAAATATGCCGTATGAGATCTATGAAGATAAGATCTATACAAATTCATCCGAAGTATCGCTTGATTATATTTATAAAGCTCCAGAAGCGGAAATGCCCGCTTATTTTCAAAGAGTTTTAGAATACCTTCTTGCTTCAGTCTTTGCTATTGCGATCACTGATAACTCATCTAAAGCAGAAGAGTATCGACGCATGTTTGACTACAATTTAAGACGAGCCAGGTTTACCGATTCCCAGGCCCGACCAACCAAAGCTATTATTGATTCTCCATTTATTGAGGTCCGCCAGTAATGCCAAAGGTTATTACGCTGCAAACTTCTTTTAATTCTGGAGTTTTGGATCCACGTCTTGCGTCCAGGACAGATCTAAAACATTTCTACCAGGGTGCTGAAGAAGCTGAGAATGTAATAACAATGCCGCAAGGCGGAATCAAACGTCGACCAGGGTTTAAATATATTGCTGGTACTGCTTCCAATAATGAAGCACGTTTAGCATCATTTGCTTTTAATATTGAACAAACTTATCTACTGGTATTTACTAATTTAAGTGTTGCCGTTTACAAAGATGGTGTTCACCAGGCAAATGTCACAACACCTTATACAACAGCACAGTTATTTGATCTGCAATGGACACAATCAGCAGACACAATGATTCTGGTCCATGAAGATCATCAACCAAGAAAGTTAGTTCGTGGAGGATCACACACATCCTGGACATTATCAACGATCACTTTAACGAATATTCCTACTCATGACTTTGGATCTGGCGCTGTAGCTGTTTGGTCTGTTGCTCAAGGTTGGCCAAAAAGTGCTACGTTCTACCAGGGACGATTATGGTTTGGTGGATCTAAGACAAGACCGCAGACATTATGGGGATCTAAGACAAATGATTTCTACAATTTTGATGATGGCACTGCCCTGGACGATGAAGGTATTGATGTTACCTTGGACACAGATCAAGTAAACGCGATCACGTCTGTTTATGCTGGACGTCATTTACAAATCTTTACAACTGGTGGTGAATTTACTATTAAAGATGTACCAATTACCCCGGCCAAGGTTGCGGTAAGACGTGAAACTTTATTTGGATCTAGCGCTGTTCCACCAAAAACTATTGATGGATCTGTCATATTTATAGATCGAACAGGTAAGTCAGTCAGAGAGTTTTTATTTTCCTATAATGAGGACTCCTACACGTCTGGAACAGTTTCATTACTTGCTTCTCATTTACTCAATTCCCCGGTCGATATGGACGTTTCCAAAGGTACGTCTACCGACGACGCAAACTACGTTTATTTCGTTAATGGGGACGGCACAGTAGCCGTTTATAACACTTTAAGAGCTCAAGAAGTTAGTGGTTGGACAAAGTGGACTACAACAGGTGAAATAGAGTCAGTTGCAGTGGTTGTTGATGAAGTTTATTTTGTGGTGAAACGAACAATCAATGGATCAACTGTTCGCTACTTGGAGCAATTAGATCCAGATAGTTATACAGATGCAAATAAAACTGTCACTTTAGGATCTCCTGGAACTGCAGTCACTGGATTAGCTCACTTAAATGGTCAATTATCTCGCGTTAGAGCAGATGGCGAAGTTAGAGCGAATGCAACCCCAGCGTCCGGGGCAATCACCCTGGCAGAAACAGGAACAGTTATTGAAGTTGGCCTGGACTACTCAACTACTATTAAAACCATGCCGCTCAATATGGACTTCGATGATGGTCCAACATTAACCAGGAAAAAACGAATTGTAAAAGTCATACCAAATGTTTATCAATCTTTAGGAGTTAGTATCAATGGAGATCGGTTTATAGATCGCAACTTTGGTTTGTCTTTAGATAGCGCACCAACAGCATACACAGGGTTAAAAGAAATGTATTTATTAGGGTGGACGGACTTGGCCCAGGTCACGATTACCCAAACAGATCCAACACCAATGACTGTTCTAGGGTTGGCAATAGAGGTAGAAGCGTAATGGGAATGTTAATGGCAATTATGAGTGCTTCACAAAGTATTCAAGCTGGTCACGCAAAAGAAGATGCGTATAAAAGAGATGCGGAACGTGAAAAATTTGCAGCAAAAGATAAAGAGATCCAAAGAAAGAAACGATTGGTCGCAGCTCTAGCAACACAGAACGCAGTCAGAGGAGCTCAAGGTGTTAGAGCGTTTGAAGGATCCTCACTAAATATGATGAACCAAGACGTTGAAACATTTGAATACGATCAAGATATGGGTGCGGCTAATCTAGCAATGACGACACAATCGTTATTAGAATCTGGAAAAGCTGCCAGGAGATATGGTTATGCAAGCGCAGCAAATACATTATTAGATAGTGCTAGTCGAGTGACAGCGAGAGGATAACTATGGCAGAATTAACAAGATACCAAAGATCGGAAGCTGCCCAGGCAGTACCCACTTCTAAGGCAGCAGCAGATTATGGTTTTTCCCTGGCTGAAAGACTACGATCATTCTCAAATCAACAACATAATCGTGAGGACCAACAAGCACAAATAGAAGGTAAACAAGCTGGATTAACTGCAGCCAGTGGAAAGTTAGGTGGTCTTGATCTCAGTGATAACTCAACAATAAGATCAAGAGCATTTAACGCTGGCGCTCAACTGTCACATGCAGCTCAGATTAAGATTGATATTAATGAGAATGTATCCAGGCTTAACCAAAAATATCAATATGATATGGAAGGATTTCAGACAAACGCTGCTGCCTATAAAGAAGGCTTATTGTCAAAAGTAGATCCAACGATGAGAGCACTGGCTGAAGCTGATCTTAATACTGCTATTTCTACTGGGACTATTAATATTGGCGAAGTTCTTTATAAAAAAGAGCGCTCAGAGCATGTTGCTTCAATAAAAAAAGCAATCACTATTGGAGAAGAGCTAACGCTGCAGTTATCAGCAAATGGTGATATTGAAGGCGCAGACTCTCAGATCGATCAAATTAGAGCAGCAATACAAGAAGGCATCAATCAGAATCTACCTGGTATTGATCAAGCTTACATGGATAGTTACCTAGCTGGGTTAAGTGAGTTAGCTGATAAGGAATTGATCTTTGGTGTATTCAAAAGAGAATTAGAAGAGAATGGTGTCGACGCTGCTGAAGCTGCACTTAAAGCATTTAGCGAATACCAAGATCCATTAATCAATGACAATGGTGATGAAGTAAGTATTCTACCAGCCACTAAAAGAACGATTATTACTGGCATGGAAACACTTATTAATAGAGAGAAGGCTGATCAAAATGCTTTAATTGCAGCAGAGAACGCAGAACATAATGCAAAGAAAAAAATCCTTAAAGATGAGGTTACTGAACACATAAAAGCTTTAGATCTAAATCAATTCCCAGAAACCTTAGAAGATCTTAAAAAACAACTGGTAGGTTTTCCAGAGCTTCAACGCGATCTAGCCAGGGCAGAGTGGGAAGCTGCTAATGCTAAAGTCTTTATGACAAACACTCCAATAGGTATGCAGTACCAGATTGCTGAATTAAATAAAGAGAAAAATCTTTCTCCAGACAAGGCTCAGTTATTAGAGCGAATGAAGGCAATTTATGCAGACACAACAAGTAGGATGGAAACAGATATTCTTGATTTAGCTGTCGAGCAAGGCATTATTAGTGAGTTATCAATTCTTGATTGGACAGATGGAAATGCTATAAAAGATAGAGTCTTGCAGTATAGAACAGCACAAGGTCATTACGGAACTTCGGGCGGATCTCCCTTAACTGAATTAGAAAGCACTGAATTAGTAAAGCTGATGTCAGATCCAGAAACTTCAGCCATAAGTAAGCTGAATTTGCTAAGAGTTATTAACGAAGGATTTGGTGATGCTTCTTCGGATCTATTTGAAGATCTATTTGATAAAGCTGCACCAGAGTACATTATGGTTGGCGAGTTAATAAATGAATCAACAGCTAGTGGAAATGTACGGCTACTGAATATTGGTGAAAATATCTTATTAGGTATGGAAGCTATTGAAAAAGGCATAGTCGATGTAGATCCAGATCTTAAAGGAATAATTCTGAATACATTAGGTAATGCTGCGGGTGAAAATCCAGATTACACACAAATGGTTATTGAATCTGCAATGGCTTTATATGTCAATGAGCATAAAGGAAACACAGACGTCACAGTGGATATGGAAAAAGAAGTTGAGAAATATATAACGCAACTTACAGGTGGTGTATTAGAGATCAATGGTACAAAAATAATTGCACCAAAAAGAGGTATTACTGAAGAGATGTTTGAAGAGCGTCTTGATGGACTAAGGCGAAATGATCTTAATGCAATGGGTGGTGTTGATCTTAGTCGTTATACAACTGCAGTAGCACTAGAAGAAGCTAAAGATGGCAGATTTATTAGTGTAGGCCAAGGTAAGTACGTAATTGTTATTAATGAAGGTCCTCCAGCAGAGCTATTAAGAAATAAACATCACGAAACATTTGAATTTACTTATGACACTTTAGCGGGAGATAAAAAAACCTGGCATGAAGATGGGTTTGTTGTGGATTATAAAAAATTGGATGAAGAAAAAGCTGCTGCTGATGCTGCTAAAGTTGCTGCCGAAGAAGCTGCCGAAGAAGCTGCCGAAAAAATTAAACAAGAGAAATATGAAGAAAAAGCCGAACAACAGCTTTTAGAATCAGAAGAGAGATTGAAAGCGGGCGAAATGAATGAGTCTGTAAGTGCAATAATTCAAAACATAGAAGATGCTAAAGCTAAAGAGGATGAAGCGCGACTTCTGAGTCAAAAATTAAAAGAAGCTAAGAAAAAAGAAAAAGAAGCTAAGAAAAAAGCAGAGGCAGATGCGAAAACAGCAGCACTTTTAAAAAGGAAAGCAGAGCTTGAAGAACATCAAAAAAAATTAAAAGCAGAAATTGCAAAATTAGCTGCATCTGAAGCCAAAAAAGAAAAAGAGCAAGAAGAAAAAGTTAGGAAAAAACTAGCTGAAGCAAAAGCTGCATTAGAAGCTCTTAAAGCGGATGAGAAGTAAATGGGTGTACTAGATTCCGGATCCCGCGATTACTTAAATAGAACCAATTTCTATAGTGACAAAACTCCTGGTGTCGCTGGTCTTGAAACAACATTTAAAGATAACTTTACAGCGTCTGCAGAAAGTTTCGCATTTCACTTCAAATCAACTTCTGAGAGTGAAGTTATGGGTGAGTTGATTAATAGTCAATTAGATTTAATTTATCAAGAACAAAATCCAGATATACGCTTTAATCCTAAAGTTGCAGCAGAAGGCCAAGCACCAACAAAAAGAGATACAACCTTACTAGAAAAACTTGCTATTGCCCCATTTGCGATACCTGTAATGGCAAACGCTATGGGTAAAGGCGCTTCGTGGGACGACTTTGGTTATGAAGGAAAGAAGAAATATTTTAAAGATCTAACTCCAATGATCCTAGATCTGCAAGAACAATTTCCAAATTCACAAATTAAAACCTGGGATCAAATTATGAATGAAGCCAGGAATGAATCTCAAAGATTAAAAGAAGTATTATCACAAGTGTCAAATAACAGAACTTGGAGTGGAGTAGCTGGCATGCTCACAGGTGTTATGAAAGAAGCACTTACAGATCCTTTTGTTCTAGCTTCACTACCTCTGGGTTGGAAAAAAATTACAGGTGGTACAAAATCATTAAATGCGCTGAAAGCATTCTATACAGAATTTTTAATTGGTGCTGGATCTGAAACTCTTATACAACCTTTTGTGATGGATTGGTCAGCCAAATTAGAAACCCCCTGGGTTTTAAAAGATGCAGTTGTAACCATAATGACTGTTGGTGGATTTGCTGGAGTTACCAGGGCAGCTGGTAGTTATGTAGTTGATTTAGTAGAAGCTGGAAAGGCAGCTAAGAAATTAAGAGCTCAAGGTGAACACGTAAAAGCAGATACCCTGGAGAATTATATTGATCTGTTTAATAATGCTCCAACAGCAAGAACTGTTTTAGATCAAGATATTCAATTAAAAGCTATTGATGATATGCAAAAAGCTATTGATTCTGGAAGAGTGGGTGAGGAATTAAACGTCGAAATAGAAAGAATTGCAAAAGAGTCTGGTTTAGATTTAGATCTCCCAGTATTAAGCAAAGAAGTATTAGAAGATATAAAAAAGAATGCTAGTTTTAACCAGGGCAAGAAAATCGGTGTTGCCGATGGTAAAGGTTCTTTAGAGCCTAACTTACTCAAATTAATTAACAGTCAACATGGTTCAGAAGCTGTAGAAAGATATATTAAAGAAGTATTTGAAGTAGCAAAAACAAATGTAAAAAATAGCACAAAAAGTGAAAAAGACAAAGCTAGGTTGACAAAGGCTTTGGAAGAGCAACTTGAGCGAGAATTAGTAGATGTGCGCGAAAGAATAACTAAAGTTGATGGCAAGCCAGAAGTTATAAAACCTAAAAAAGTTATTTATCATGGAACAAATACAAAATTTGATGAGTTCGATTTAGAAAAAACTGCGGATGGAACTGTTT